ATCGCGGCCGACAGCCTCTGAACAAGAAGGTTGAGGACCCAACCGAAGACGAGCTCGAAGAGTACGGTGCTCGCTCCCAGCAGCGCATCAAAGAGCTGACCCACGCACGTCACGATGAGCGTCGGGCCAAGGAAGCCGCTGTTCGTGAGCGCGAAGAAGCCCTGCGCGTGGCCCAGCAGTTGATCGAAGAGAACAAAAAGCTGCGCGGATACGTCAACACCGGTACCGAGGCTTACGCCCAAACCATGACGAAGAACGCGGAGATGGAGCTCGACGCAGCTCGCCGTGAGTACAAGTCTGCACAGGAGGCGTACGACAACGACGCCATGATGGCCGCGCAGGAAAAGATGCTCGACGCGAAGTTAAAACTTGAAAGTGCAAAAAATTTCAAGCCAGTACCTTTACAAGAGCGTGAAAGTGCTGTACAAATCAACCCATCGCAACCCGCAGCCTCCAAGCCTGACGAAAAGTCACTGCGCTGGCAGCAAAAAAACCAGTGGTTTGGTGCTGAGGGATTCGAGGACTTAACCAGCTACGCGCTGGGACTGGACCTAAAATTGCGCAACAACGGCGTTGACCCCAGAAGCGACGCCTACTACGAGCATATCGACGCTCGCTTGCGAGAGAAGTTTCCAGAGGCGTTCACGCAATCCCGCGTGGAAGACTCCGGTCAGACATCCTCGGCTACTCCACGAAAACCTACAGTGGTGGCTGCTGTAACCCGCACGTCGGGCGCAAGCAAAGTCAAGTTAACCAGCACCCAAGTGGCGTTGGCAAAAAAACTTGGTCTTACCCCGCAGCAATACGCTGCTGAACTGTTGAAAATGGAGAACCGAAATGGCTGATGCTCGTACAAATCGTGACTTGGTGTCGCGCGAAAAATCCATGCGTGCAGTGTATGTGCCTCCCAGCACCTTGCCCGCGCCCGACCCACAACCGGGTGTTGCTTTCCGATGGATTGCTACCGCAATCATGGGACAACCGGACCCAACCAACGTGTCCAAAAAGATGCGTGATGGCTGGGAACCCGTGAAAGCAAGCGACCACCCAGAATTGATGCTGCAAGGCAACAAGGAAGGTAATGTGGAAGTTGGCGGTTTGATGCTCTGCCGAGCTCCTTCAGAAATGATGGTTGCCCGTGACGAGTACTACCAAAAACAAGCCGAGGCGCAGGTGGATTCTGTGGATAACAACTTCATGCGCAATAGTGACCCGCGTATGCCCCTGTTCAGTGAGCGTGAATCACGTACGAGCAAGGGCCGTGGGTTTGGTTCAGGTTCTAAATAACGGAGAAACCCTATGACATATCCTGTCGTTTCTGCTCCCTACGGACTGAAGCCGATCAATCTGATCGGTGGTCAAGTCTATGCCGGTTCAACCCGTGCATTCAGCATTGCCAGCGGCTATGCAGCGAACATCTTCTACGGCGACGTGGTCAAGATTGTTTCTGGTGGTGTCATCGAAAAAGACACCGGCACCTCTACAGCTACCCCTGTGGGTATCTTCATGGGCTGCTCATTCACCAACCCATCCACCAAGCAACTGCAATTCCAACAGTTCTGGCCCACCGGCACTGTGGCTGCTGATGCTGTGGCTTTCGTTGTTGATGATCCAGATGTCCTGTTTAAGGCCGTCTTGGTCGCTGGCACCACCGCCGATGACACCGCCTCCGGTTTGCTCCCCGCATACTTGGGTCGTACCGTTATTGGCAGCAACGCCGCTTTGGTCCAGAACGCTGGCTCGACCACCTCTGGTGACAGCAAGATCGGTGTTTACACCGCTGCTGGCGCTACTACCACCGCTACGCTGCCTATCCGCATCGTTGACGTGGTTGTGGACACTGCCAACTCGTCTGGCAACTTCGTCGAATTGATCTGCAAGTGGAACGCACCTTCCGCCGCGATTACCATCGACTTCACCGCTGAAACTGCTTCTGTCTCGTTGGCAGGTGGTCATCAGTACCTCAACCCAACCGGCGTCTAATAAGGAGCTAAATCATGGCTATTTCACGCGCACAACTGCTGAAAGAATTGCTCCCCGGCCTGAACGCCTTGTTCGGTTTGGAGTATGCAAAGTACGGCGAAGAACACAAAGAGATTTTCGAAACCGAAACCTCCGAGCGTTCGTTCGAAGAAGAAACCAAGCTGTCTGGCTTCAGCGCTGCCCCGGTTAAGTCCGAAGGTGCCGCTATTGCTTATGACAATGCGCAGGAAGCCTTCACCGCACGTTACACCCACGAAACCATCGCTTTGGGCTTCTCCATCACTGAAGAAGCTGTGGAAGACAACCTGTATGACAGCTTGTCCAGCCGCTACACCAAGGCTTTGGCCCGTGCCATGGCATACACCAAGCAGGTCAAGGCCGCTTCGATCTTGAACAACGGTTTCTCCGGCAGCTACACTGGTGGCGACGGCGTTTCTTTGTTCAGCACCGCGCACCCCTTGGTCTCTGGTGGTACCAACAGCAACCGTCCTGCAGTCGCCTCCGATTTGAACGAGACTTCCTTGGAAGCCGCCGTTATCCAGATCGCTGCGTGGACTGACGAACGTGGTCTGTTGATCGCTGCCAAGCCCCGCAAGCTGGTCGTGCCTCCTGCACTGATGTTCGTTGCCAAGCGTCTGCTTGACACCGAGCTGCGTGTGGCCACTGCTGACAACGACTTGAACGCGTTGAAAGCAATGGGCTCGATCCCTGAAGGCTATGCCGTCAACCACTTCTTGACCGACAACAACGCTTGGTTCCTGTGCACCGACGTTCCAAACGGCTTGAAGCATTTTGTGCGTACCCCGCTGCAAAATTCCATGGACGGGGACTTCGATACCGGGAACGTTAGGTACAAAAGTAGAGAGCGTTATTCATTCGGATGGAGTGACGCCCTCGGAATGTACGGTTCGCCCGGTTCGAACTAAGCACCGTAGTCGCTTGGCTCACAGCCAAGAAAGACGCAGCACAAAAAAGCCCCTTCGGGGGCTTTTTTGTTGCCTGTTTGACGGCGAAAATAGCTGTGGTATATTTCCTGTGTCGTATCAAGGAGCACACATGGACACCACAAACCTACCCAAGACCCGAGCCGAAGCCAAGGCAACGGGGGCCAAGTACTATTTCACCGGAGAGCCGTGCAAACACGGGCACATCGCACCGCGCAAGACCAAGGGCGTCTGCGTAGATTGCATGAAACTTCAATGGCAGCGAGACAACGAAACCCGCGCCGAGTACTTCGCGCAGTACAACCAGTCTGAAGCCGGTAAAGATGCGAAGCGACGTTACTACGAAACAAACAAAGACGCTGTTATAGCGCGAGCAAACGCCCGTCCGGCCGAGGAACGCAAGGGGCACCGGGAGAAATATAAGAAGCAAAATCCGGAGCTTTACAAAGCCTTTGTCAGTGTTCGCAAACGCCGCCACAAAAAAGCAACGCCGCCGTGGATAACGGCGGAGCAAAAGTTGGCCATTCGACACCTGTACCTTCAGGCTATGAGCCTTACAAAACTGACCGGCGAGCGGTACGTGGTCGACCACATTGTTCCGCTAATCAATCCGGCAGTTTGTGGCCTCCATGTGCCATGGAACCTGCGGGTCATCACACAGGAAGAAAACTTGCAAAAATCGAACAAGCTCGTTGACCCCACCACACCAGCGTGATATAAACACCCAACCCGGATTTTTTCGGTGTTCTGACGGCTCCGGGCCGACGTCATGCAGACAGAACACTTCAACCGCATGAGGAACCAATCATGGCACGCACTACGTTCAACGGCCCAGTCACATCCCAAAACGGATTCATCGACGGCCACCAAGTCTCCACCGCCAACGCAATCAACTCCACGGCAACCGCTACTGCAGCTCAAGTTGCATCTGGTTACATCACTTCGACCTCGGCTGCCGCTACCACGATCACCTTGCCTACCGGTACGGCTCTGGGTTCTGCCATCGGCGCGACCAAAGGCACCGTGTTGGACTTGTTCATCGACAACACCGCTGGCGCAAACACCGTGACCATCGCAGTGAACACCAACGCGATCCTGTCCACCGCAGCTACAGATACCGCTGGCTCTTTTGGTGATTTGACTGTTGCCTCCGGCGCTACCGGTTTGGCTCGTTACACCATCATGTTCTCCAGCGCTACTGCCTACGTGTTCACGCGCACTGCCTAATTAGGAGCCCACCATGGGTATGCAAACTGACGTCTTAGCGACCAAGCCGCTGACGGCGACTGGCAACTTCAAGACCCAAGGTGATGGCGACATTCCCCGTACTCGTGTCAAAACGATCTACGCCGTGAATGGTGCCAGCGCCGGGTCTGTGGTGATCCGCGAAGGTGGGGCCTCGGGCAACATCATCGCCACGGTTAACACCGCTGCCAACACGACTGCCGGCTACACAATCATCCCCGTTCCGGGAGAAGGCGTTCTCTGCAAAGAGGGCGATCTACACGGCACGGTGACGAACACCACGTCCATCGTTTTGTTCTACGGCTGA